GGATTAAACGGGGTAAATCTAATTACACCAACAAGGTGACGACAAAGCATAAACGCTTATATGTCGCCATCTTGAGGGAGCTTAGGGTAAAGCACAAGTTCGAAATCATCGAGCCTTTGCCACTTTTCTTTCTTATAAACAGCCTTTTCTAAAACCGACTTTAGGAGGCTGTTTTTCTTTTTGGGATCATCTGTTTTAAAGTACAGATCAAGAACATGCTCCACTTGAGGTATTGTATCTTTCTTAACTTTTTCCTTCTTAATTTCGATTTTAATTTCTTTCTTTAAGTTTTCCATCGTGGAAGTAATTTCAGTAATACGATCGGAAACTACATTCGAGCGTTCTAAAAACATATCGACTGTGTAAACGCCACGTTCTAATAAATCATGTAAATTACTTTTTTGTTTTTGGACATCCACTAATTCTTTTTCAAGTTTACGTAACGCAGCTTCATTCATTTGAATAACTTGTGTTTCTTTTAACTTGTCATCTTGCTTATGTTTTTCAAAATCAGCTTTATAATTGATATACCATTCTTTTAAAGCCTCAAGTAAACGCTTCTCGATTAATTCAGTATAGCTTGATTTGTTTTCGCAACCGCGATGCTTACAATCCATTGTTTCTTTTCGGTTCTTCGGATAACGTTGGACCATACTATAACCACATTTACTACATTTAATAATACCAGCTAGTGGATTTTTAATTCCATTCGTATTGTAAGGAACGTGATACCTTGAATTTAATTTTTCTTGTACTTGCTCAAACAAACTTTCGGGTATGATAGGCTCATGTTTTCCATCAGCGATAATCCAATCTGATTTATCTTGTCTTGCACAGCTACGTTTTACAGCATCAGGACGTTTTACTTCTTTTCGTTTTTGCCACGTTACTTTTCCGATGTACACATTGTTTTTTAATATATCCAAGATGCTATAAGGATTCCATTCATTACCTAACTTACTTTTGTAGCCAAGGTCATTTAACTTGCTTCTAATTGCATTCGCACCCATATCCTCATTTGCGTACCAATCAAATATCATTCTTACAACAGAGGCTTCTTCTGAATTAATTGTTAAAGTACGCTCTCGTTTATTTAAACGGTGTATATCATATCCGAATGGTGCATGTGTACCAAGGTAATTACCAGCCTCTACACTAGCAACACGACCTCGTTGCATACGACGCGTAATAATCTTTAACTCCTTACGAGCCATAAACGCTTCAAATTCGCTGTATTCTTCGTCCCACTCGTCATTAAGGTCATAAGTCTTCCTAGGTGTCATAATCTTCGTATTCGAGCGTTTAAACGTCTCTAAAATGATTCCTTGCTCTTTCATACCACCACGACCTAAACGATCCATATCCATACAAAGAACAACATCATATTTGTTATCTTCAATTTCTTCAAGCAGTGCTAACATCTCAGGCCGTTTCACTAAGCTCTCACCAGAAACGATTTCCTCACGGACAGATAAAATATTTAAGTTCATTTCCTTGGCAATTTTCAGCAGGGTAGAGCGGTGCTTTGCTAACGTTTCGCCTTCGCCACGTGCTTCGGCTTCGAGATCGGCTCGAGATTTACGTAGATAAATTGCGGTTTTCATAGGAATTCCTCCTCTTATTAGTATCTATTATATAAAAAATAATTTTTAAAAATTATAAAAATTATTTGGAGTATTTTGTATAAAAACAAGCATATGTATATTTTTTATTATGTAATTAATAACGGTTGCGAAAAAAAAGTTTGTAAATGAGCAGCTAATAATTGATTTTCATAATGTAATAAGCGTTGTTTCGCAACTTGAAATGAAACATTGAAAGTTTTTGCGATGAGGTGTATCGATTCTTTTCTTGTTTCGGGGAATTCTAGTGTCCTTAACATAAAAGTCGGAATGCAAAAATGCAACATGAATTTGTTCGCTTTTGCTTCTTGATAGTCTAAAAATAATTTCGGCATGTTTAGCTGATTTCCTACATGGAATAGAACATGACAAAGTTCATGACTAAAGTCCTCCCATTGCTGAAAAGCTGTGTTTCGATTATCAATAATAATGCTTGGTAAATCATTTCTACAAATAGAACGACTTCCGAACGGAGCAAAATGTAGCCAAATGTTTAGCTTTTGAGCAATCAACCTCATATCAAGTTGTTCTGGAACAAAAATAGATAAGGAATGCAAAAGGTTCTCAATATAGTCTTCAATTTGTGTTGTGTAGTAGGGCTGTGTTTTATGCATATAATTTCACTCCATAACTTCAATATCGAACTTATGTTCTTATTTTACTATAAAAATAAAAGCCCGTGAAGGGGCTCTTGATAATAGATAAATATTTAAATGTAGATTAATCAGAAAATGGATTAACGTTTATTATTTTTGTTTATCCTCAGGCTTACGATTTTTTTCTTTATTTTTAATAAACTCCCAAAATTGTCTTAGTTCTTCCTGTTTATCAGGAGACGCGTTTTTAATATCCTTAAACCAAAGACCTAATTCTGGATCCGCTAAAGGATTGTTAGCCTCGGTTTTGATAATATCTCGACCTAGAAGGTAATCTGTGGATACTTCAAAGTAGTCTGCAATTTTTTTTAAAGTATCGTAGTCAGGTTCTCGTTGACCTTGCTCATAATTGGCCAATTTTCCTCTTGAAAAACCCAACCTCTCAGCAAGATCATATTGGCTTAGTTTTTGATTCTTCCTAAGCTCAGCAATCTTTTTTCCAAGCATAAATTTTCCTTCTTTCTAAATAAGAGTAGGAGCTTTTTTCTTAATTATAGAAACGTATAGTTTCTAAATCCACAAAGGAAACAAAAAGTTTCCAATAAATATTGACAGAAACGAAACGTTTCTATATATTAAAGGTGTAAAGAAACAAAATGTTTCCTTAAAGGGGGGATATAGTGGATAAGCAAAGAATTAAAATGATTGAGTTAAGAAATGGTCAATCGAGAATAAAAGTTGCAAAGAAGCTTATAATTACACCTCAGATGTTAGGGGCGATTGAAAGGGGTGATAGGACACCTTCATTAGAATTAGCTAAAAAAATAGCGGATTTCTATAAAACCACAATTGGTGATCTTTTTTTTGATTAAAAGGAAACGAATTGTTTCTGAGGAGGTGTGAAAATGCCATCAAATCAAATGGCAGTACCAACAGAACCGTCGCATAAACATATAAAAAGCACTTCAAGAGGTGACACCATGAGCCAACAAGAAGAATATGCGGCGACTTATGAATTTGGGAAAACGAAAGTCCATGTTGTGGCTCCTGAGCCAAAATCGCAAAAGGATATTGATAAAATCCGTCAAGCATATTACAAGGCTGGTTGGGCCATCATCAAAGAAATACAAGTGAAAGAAAACGTTGAGGATTAGTTCCTCTCTTTTTACATGAAAAATAGACAAGTTACATATGTACTAAATACATTGTAACCATTTGAAAACTAAATATGGAGGCGAACAGATATGGGAACAAGCATATACTGCAATTCAGCAATAGGGGAATTATTACAGAATGCTAGAGAATGCTGTGATAATGTTCAGCTGAAAACGAAGAAAGGGTTATCTAAGTACCTTGGTATTACACATGAAAGATTAACCCGAATTGAATCTGGACTTTCTAAACCAGAATTTGAACTTGCGATGGATTGGTGTCATGCAACAGGAGCAAAGTTGAATCAACAAGCGATTAAACATATTTATGGGGTTGGGTTACCGCCTACAGATCCACGTTTAACTCAAGATGTAAATCTACAATTGATGAACTACATTAAACAAGCTGAAGAGGGGATTGCGGCAGCGAAGGAAATCATGAACTTACAAGTTGCAACCAGGTCATGGAGGTTGGATGAAAAGAAGAAACATGAATACACAGTTCATGCAAAAGAAATCTTCGATACAATCCAAGCTACTCAATGCGTAGTACAAGCTCTTGAACAAGTTCATTTTGGCATTATGGAACAAATACAAAGAAATTGGTTGCAAAAGGCTATGGCAGAAAACGTTATTATTCAATCGGTAGATAGTTTAATGACCTTAACAAAGGTGCTGTAAAGGAGGAAGGAAAATGACAGTAGATTATAAGAAACCGAGTCTAAGAGAATATAAGGAATTAATTCGCTATGATGCAAAACTAACTGGTGAAATTAAAATAGCAGAATTACTTAATGAGAATTTAAAAACAGTTGAGTTAAAGCAAGAGAAGAAATTGTTGGGGATTCGAATCAAAATTATCGAAGCATCATTCATTTTGAAACATAAATGGGCAAAAGAAAAAGCTACCGCCTAGAACAGTAGCTGACAATATATTTTACAAAATAATTATATCATTATATTAATTTTTTGGGAAAGTTAATGCATTTGTAGTTTATACCATTAAATTTAAAATATACCAAAATAATAGATTTTTAATATTTTTATAAAAATTAGAAAAGCACTGTGCTTGTCGTTATGATCAGAAAGGAGATGTAATTCATGAACGATAAATACGATTGTCTTCATGATCTAGTTCTTCCGGGAGACTTTTCGTTTGCGGATAAACTTCATAATTGTATGGTTGCATGCGTTCATAACATGTTTCATGCAGAATCAACTGAAGAATCAAATCGCTGGGAAGAAGAACTGGAGCGATGTATGAAAGAATTTAAAATGCTTCGTGATACAAAAGAAGAACATGAGGCATCTATGAGTTATCGTGTAGTGATTAAAGATTTAAGAGCAAGAGGAGTTAGTGCATCACTAGTAACACGTAGAAAATAAAAAAGTCTATCACTTGGCAGAGTGATAGATAAATGGTCTTGCAAAGATCTTAGGATTAATTATATCAAATTAGCATTCGTATAACAACGGGGGGTGTTGCATGCTTTTAGACAAGTCATTACATAGAGTGTTGCTGAACCCTAAAGTGTTTCAACAAGCAACATCAGAGCAACACCTAATTTACTTAGTAAAACAATATCTCAAAACAGGATACAAGAATTATCGCTTATTACGTGTAGAGGACGGATTCGCGATATGTAAACGGGAGGATGAATAATATGGCAGTTTATAGACCAGTACATGTTTCATTTTGGCAGGATTCATTTGTTTTAGATCTTACACCGGAGGAGAAGTATTTCTACTTATATTTGATGACAAACAGTAAGACGTCTCAATCAGGAATCTATGAGCTTCCACTTCGTATTATTGAAAATGATACAGGATACAATCGTGAAACTGTTATGAAGCTATTAGAACGTTTTGCTGAGTACGGAAAAATTAATTACAACCAAAAAACAAAAGAGCTGTTCTTAATAAACTGGTTAAAGTTTAATCCAATTAAAAATGTAAACATTGAAAAGTGCGTCTTAAAAGAGATTCAATCTGTGAAGGACCAGGATTTCTTAGTTGATTTCTATGAAACATGTTTGCAATTAGAACGTGAACAAGATTTCAAAATCCCTCGTATTAAGGAGTATTTATCAGTCCGTTTGGAGGGGCTTATAAGGGGCTTCCAAGACCCTAGCAAGGAAGAAGAAAAAGAAGAAGAAAAAGAAAAAGAACAACAACAAGAAGAACGCACAAGCGCAGAAGAAGTTGTTGAGGTTAATCCGATTTCTTTTTACGAACAAAACTTCGGACTGATTACACCTTTTATTGCAGATGGTATTCATGCATGGATAGATGATTTAAATGCAGAGCTAGTTATTAAGGCTATGGAGATTGCTTTAGAGAAGAATACAAGAAACATGAATTACGTAAATACGATTTTAAGAGATTGGCATCTTAAGGGATTGAAAACAATAATGGACGTTGAGGCAGCTGATAAAGCATTTCGTACTCAGCGATTAACAAAAGCGAAGCAACAGACACAAGCACCTTATCAACAAAAAGGCTTATCGGAAGCTACTAAAAACGTAATACAGCAGCAACAAGCATGGGAGCAGAACATTGCAACAGAAGAAGAACTTGCAGTACTTAACCAACAGAATGCGTGGTTGGCCCAATGAGTAACGATATGATTCGTAACGTAGAAGCTGAACAAAGTGTTTTAGGTAGCATTATCCAAGAAGGTGATTTAATTAAAGATTGTCAGCTAAAGGTAAAACAGTTTTCTTTACCAACGCACCAAGTGATTTTCAAGGCAATGAGAGAGCTGGAGGATGCTGAAGTGCCAGTAGATCTTGTTGCTCTCATGGGGAAATTTGAAGACAGTTTTATGAATCAAATTGGTGGTATTGCGTTCTTTGTAAACTTAACTGAAGTTGTTCCAACGACGAAAAACTTTTCGTATCACGAAGGTTTAATTATCGAAGCTTGGAAAATGAGACATGCTCAAGAGGTTGCTGGTAATTTATATAATCGTCTTCAGCAAGAAAGAGATATGAGCGCTATTAGTACTTCGATTGATGAGTTAAGCGCCATTGAGGAAACAGGTTATTCAGATGAATTTAATTTAAAGGAAACCCTAGTTGATTTGTATAAGAACATGCAAATCGATGTAGGAGATTTAACCGGTATACCAACTGGTTATGACGACTTGAACAGAATGACAGCAGGATTACAAGAAGGCGATTTAATTATTGTTGGTGCCCGGCCTTCAATGGGGAAAACAGCATTTGTATTAAACGTCGCTTTTCATGCAGCAAGTGCCCATACAGCAACAGGAATCTTTTCACTAGAGATGGGAGAAGAGCAGTTGCTTAAACGTATGATTTCAAGTACCGGAAATATAGATGCTACGAAATTAAAAAATCCTAAGAAGCTATGTAATTTAAAGGATTGGGAAAAGATTAGTCAAGCGATGGGATTAATTAATGATTTGCCATTAGAAATTTACGATAAAGCAAATGTAACAATGCAAGAGATTTACGCAAAGGCTAGGAAACTAAAACGTAAGTACCCTGATAAAAAGGTGTTAATCGCAATTGATTATTTGCAGCTTATTGTGGGAGATTCAAAGCATAGAGGGAACCGCATGCAAGAGATTGGTGAGATTAGCCGTAAGTTAAAACTGATGGCCAGAGAATTAAATATATGTGTAGTTGCATTATCACAGTTAAGTCGTGCTGTAGAAAGTAGGCAAGATAAGAGACCTTTGCTATCAGATTTACGTGAGAATGGTCAAATTGAGCAAGATGCAGATTTAATAGCATTCTTATACCGTGAAGATTACTATGACCGCGAGACAGAAAATAAAAATATAACGGAAATTATTTTAGCGAAACAGAGGAATGGCCCGGTTGGTGTTGTAGAACTAGCATTCATTAAAGAATTTAGTAAGTTTGTAAATTTAGAGAAAAAGTTCATTCAACAACAGGAGGCTTGATTATGTTGCTACGTCAGGAAGTAGAACGTAGAAAACTAGCAATCATTCGTAAACTATTGGGATTAGGATTAGCTGAAATTAACGGACAAACATTAGATCAACTAACGTTAACGCAGCTTGAAGGAATCTTAATTGCAAGCTTGCAGGTATTGGAGGGGAAAAACAATGCCAAAGCAATTAACAATTTTTGACGTGGAACCGGTTGTATCATTTGATCCTAAGAAAGCTCATATTCACCGTTTGAATTCAAAATTACGGTATGCAGATGTGATTGTGCAAATACCACGTCAAGCCAAAGCGATTGATGAATTAAAACCAACGACAGCGCCTGATGAACGTTACGAATTATTTGAGGATTATACAATTGGGATTTGGCGTTATAAGCGAGTGGAGGATAAAAAGTTTGATTGGGAAGAAGCAGAAGAAATGTGTAAGCGAGCACGGGATGAAAAAAAGCCGATTCCAATACGGCTCCATCTATCACTTGAACAATCATTTGTTCCAGAAAATGTTGTCCAATATCTATAGACAAATAAAAAAAGCTGAGATCACTCTCAACTTACTTCGACAAAGTAATTATAACATATGGGAGTGATTTTGGTGGGGATTAGAAAAGAAAATCTTGTAGAAATGACAGCTGAAATAGATTTGAAAATAAACGGAATATATGTTGTTAAAAATGGTCAGGTCCAACTAATAGAACCACCTCAAGGTGGATTTGGCGAACAATCATTTGTATATCAAAGTGGAAAAGTAATTCGTATGGAAGAACGGAAAACACAGTTACTTTAATAAAATTTGAATTTTATACAAAAGTAGGTGAAAAGATGAAGACCATAGCTTACGCACTGAAACAAAAATTAAGACAGTTTGATAAGTATAATAGCAAGGCAAGAGATTTACATCATGAAATAATAACGATGATAGATGAATACGGAGTTCCTTATGACAATCTTGTAGCCAATGGAGATGGCACAGGACCACAAACAGAAGCTTTAGCTTATATAAATAATGCTGAAGGCAACATCGAAGAGAACATTAAGGAAATGGTAGAAGTGTTCTTGTATTTTGCCAATAAAAACAAATGAATTTTAACCAAAGCGTTATTTGGGAGGGTATTGAGATGATTAAGTTCCGTGCATATGACAAACACAGAAAAGTGATGTGTGATGTTTTAAACATTAATTTCGATAATGAAATTATACACATTAAAAATCCCAAAACTAATGAATATTGGGGCAGAGAATTAAAGGAGTTAAACATGCTTCAATTTATTGGCCAAAATGATTCAAAAGGAACAAAAATTTACGAAGGCGATATTATAGAGACCTCAGAAAATAGATGGGTTGTAGAGTCAATTGGTAGCAAAGAACGAGATGGCCAGATTGGAATTTGTGCCAGTGTAAATGGTGACGGTGAAAATTGGCCAATTGATGAAAGTATTTTATCAGTAACAGTGATTGGGAATATCTTTCTTAATCCAGAGTTACTAGAAAACTAAACAAAATAGTTATTTTATAACCCAAAATAAAAGAACCCGTTTGTTATAAACGGATTCTTCACACAAGGTCTGCAAGAAATTCAAGGTAACTGGACCAGGGCACCATATAGAATTTCTTTTGATATTAATGTATTCAAAGAAATCTAAAACGTTAATAGTAATTAAACAAAATTCTTATTTTAAAGCTAAAGCGCGCCTTGTAGAGCGCTCCTTATGCCTAATTATAAATGCTTATGTTCGATCTTAGATTTCTTGCTTGGAGGAATAAAATGCTCTTAAACAAAGTTTAGATAAACAATATAGCCAATAATCGTAATATAAAACACCGCACAAAAGAAGATTAAAATATATTTTAATGTCTTGTTCATATTAGTACCGTCCTAAAAGAGGATTACTTGGATTTTAATATTGTATGTAAAAAAGGTGCGTTTATACAAGAGAAGGGTAGCAAGCAAAAGTAAAACAAAATCTTTATTTGAATGTAAAAAAGCCCTAGAGGGGACTAGGGCCCTTTACATAATAAATCTTTCTGTTTTTAAAAGGACTTACTGAAGATAACACATGAATGTTTCATAAATGTATCGAAAAATTGAACAAAATCGTTATTTTAATTAAAAGAGCAGCTAGCAAAAGCTAACTGCTTGTTAAAAAAGAATCCACTCTAGGTTATTTACTGCCAGAGTTTCAAGAAATAAATGATTAAATTAATTTAATTTTTCAATTACAATCGAAGCATTTATATTTGTTTGTGTTCCACCTGCTAAAGTCTGCAAAGTAACCGCAGCAGCGGAAGTATGATTATTAAGGGTAATAATATCACCTGCAGCTAAAGCGAGGATTGTTTGGCCGTTGTTTGGTTGAGTCCCTGCACCTGATCCATAAACTGCGCTGGTAACCGGAGCACCATTTAAAAAAAGTGTGAATTGATTAGGCTCAACTCCTGATACAGAAAAAGAAATTTTATAATCTCCTGCATTAAGAACCATTAATTGAGAAGTTCCCAGCGTATGAGTAAAACCAGATGTCATTCTACCATGTGAATTAAAAAGAATAGGTGCTTCTAAGGCAACAACTTGAGCTGCTGTATTGAAAACATAAGCATAATGAGATAACCCGGATACTGTAAGTCCGGTAGGTCCAGTAGCTCCAGTTA